CTATGACCCGGCGTATCACTCGCAGGCTGAGGCTGCAGATGCGCTCAACAAGCACGTTGTCTCTGGCGTCCCACTTGTGGTGGCCGCCAACCGCTTCGGCGGATACTCCTCGGTCGAACTGAAGCAGATTGCTCAGGCGGAAGTGGAGAGGAAGGCGCAGGAAGCTGCGCAGGCAGAACAACAGGTAGCTCTCCAGCGAGAATCGCTAGCTGCCAAGCAAGTACAACCCCCGACTACTTCTGGTAAGTAAAGGACGTATCAACAACATGACCGAGAACGAAGAGAACGCGACACAGGAACTCACTCTTGAGACTGAGGAAGATGCTGTTTCGGGCCTGACTCATGAGCAGGCTCTGAAGGAGCTGGCGAAGGTGCGGCGGGAAGCCGCTAAGCACCGGACCGAGAAGCAGCAGCTGAAGGCTACTGCGGACGAACTTCAGAAGTACAAGGATGCTGAGAAGACTGAGCTTGAGAAAGTCCAGGAGCGTGCCCAGAGGGCCGAGACTGAGGCTGCTGAGCTTCGTCGCGAGAAGGCAGCGCGGGCCGCTGCTAAGACTGCCGGACTGGGTTCCGAGTGGGTCGATCTTGTTCGAGGCGACACTGAGGAGGAGCTGTTGGCCTCCGCTGAGGCACTCGCTGAGCGAGTGGGCAAGGCGAAGGTTGACGAGATTCCTGCTGGTTTCAATTCTGCTGGTGGGAAGGCCGTGAAGGCGCCCGAGAGTGCATCTCAGGCGTTCCGTGACTTCCTGAAGAACAATCGATAACCCCTAGCTTTTAAGGAGCTTTATATGGCAGCCCCTACTTTCCCCAATGGTGTTTCCCGTAACGGTGGCGGCACTACTCCCGATGCCCGCCAGATCCCCGAGATCGTCGCGAAGGAGGTCATCCAGGAGACCCTGGAGGCGTCTGCGGCGCTCTCGACCTTCCGTACCATCGACATGGGCACTGTGACCCACCGAATGCCGGTTATCGCGTCGTTCCCGACGGCTCGCTGGCTGACTGGTGCCGACCAGGCCGCGAAGGACTCGGCCGTGAAGACCACGACCGGTATGAACTGGTCGAACGTGACTCTTCAGGCTGAGGAGATCGCCGTTATCGTCCCGATCCCGGACGCGTACGTCGCCGACACCGGCGTCGACCTGTTCTCGGAGATCAAGCCCCGTCTGGCTGAGGCCTTCGGTAAGGCCATCGACGAGGCTGTCCTCTTCGGCGTGAACAAGCCGGCCTCTTGGCCGACTCACATCTACGCTGCCGCTGTTGCCGCTGGCAACTCGGTCACGCTGGGTGCTGGCGCTGACGTGGGCATCGACCTCGCGAACGTGTTCGAGAGCGTCGAGAACGACGGCTTCACCGTGAGCAACGCTCTGGCTCGTCCGGGCTTCTCGTGGCTCGCGCGTAAGGCGCGTGGCACCGACGGTCAGCCGATCTACGACTCGGGTACGAACAACCTGTACGGCTACACGTACAAGGAGCTTCGTAACGGCGCGTGGGACGCGACGAAGGCTCAGGCCATCGTGGGCGACTACTCCAAGGCCATCATGGGTGTCCGTCAGGACCTCACCTTCAAGATGTTCGACCAGGGCGTCCTGACCAACGGTGCGGGCACGGTCGTGTGGTCCGCCATGGAGAACGACGGCATGGCGCTTCGTGCGGTTATGCGCGTCGGCTTCGCGGTTGCGAACCCGGTGACCCGTCTGAACGCCACCACTCAGTACCCGTTCGCGGTTCTGCGTACCGCCGGTGGTCCGGCTAGCTGATTGAGGCCCTCCGGGGCTCTCGATCCATCTGATGTGTCGTCCCTGCCTCCCTTCTCACGAGGGGGCAGGGGCGCACTCACCCTTTCTACGATCCAGGAGATCGAATGAACAAGACCTGCGAATTGACATGGTGTGACCGCCCCCGAACTAACACGAGGCTGCGTCCTGGTCATTACTCGCAGAAGCAGAAGGGCATAGAGTTAGCTCCCCTGCGTGTGCGTCGCCCGAAGGGGCACGGCAAGACGATCTCTCAGCTTCGCAAAGACAGCAAGATGCGCTCTCTGTACGGCATCTCTGAGGAAATCTACAACGAAATGGTGTTCTCGCAGTGTGGACTATGCGCCATCTGTGGGGAGTCTCCAGTTGGCCCACTAGTAGTGGACCACGATCACGACACGGGTGCTGTACGAGGACTGCTCTGCTCCAAGTGCAACCTGGGTCTGGGGCATTTTGAGGATTCTGAAGATGCAATGACGAACGCCATCAGCTACTTGCGGGAGAGCAAATGAACATTCTGGCATATCTGCCTCAATACGTGGGGTATGGAAGAAATGCTGGCGCGGAGTTGACGATGCATGAGCTGTTGTACGCTATGCGTCTCCGTGGGCATCACATCACCGTACTTCTATCGGACATCACCGAGGCCAACGAATCCGGCCCGTATGTGATCGATGGCATCAAGGTTCAGCCTTACGCAGGTAAGCGCGACATCAACTACATGGCGAGGGATTTCGACCTCATCATCTCGCACCTCAGCTCGGCTGAGCGAGCGACTCTCGTGGCAAACATCACTGGCATCCCCAGCGTTCAGTACGTTCATAACGATCATGTCTCGACGCACGTAGCCCTTTCTGCAGATCCTACGTTGGCGGTTTTCAACACCGACTGGATCCAGAAGTCAATGGGCTTCGAAGGACGCGGCCTGGTGGTCCACCCGGCGGTACGCCCCACAAGCTACCAGACCGTCCGTGGTAAGGCCGTGACGCTGATCAACCTGTGGCGGAACAAAGGCGTTCACCTCTTCTACGAGCTGGCTAAGCGCAACCCCGATATCGACTTCCTCGGCATCAAGGGTGGCTACGAGACACAGCGCATCGAGAGCCTTCCCAACGTCTACATCATGGATAACCAAGAGGACATCCGTGAGGCGTACAAGAAGACGAAGGTGCTGCTGATGCCCTCCGCGTACGAATCGTACGGCAGGGTGGCTCTGGAGGCCGCCGCGAGCGGTATCCCAACGCTCTCCTCCGGCACCCCTGGACTTCGCGAGGCACTCGGAGAGAACGGGATCTTCCTGGACTCGCCTTCCACAAGCATCCCCGGCGGGGATCCAGGCCAGTGGACCGAAGAGCAGATTGATGCTTGGGACGTGGCACTGAAGAAGATGCTTACCCCGGCATCCTATGGCAAGAAGTCCAAGCTCGCACTTGAGCGCTCAGCAGAGGTCTGGGAGGGGACGAGGACAGAACTCCAGGCCTTCTGTGAGACGATTGAGAGGCTTTAATGGCAGCCCTAGTAACGATTGAAGAGCTGGAAGCAGCTCTCGCAACTACCTTCGAAGATGGTTCCCCGGAAGAGGCTCAGGCTCAGTACTATATCGACACCATCTCCGCTTTCATCAACTCGTACGTGGATGTCTCCTTCGAGAAGCATACGGACGAGACGGTCCGGTACAGAGCCGACTACTACGGTACGGTGACTCTCGCGGGTCCTGTTGACTCGGTGGCTGGCGTTGTTCGCCCGAATAGCACCTACGTGGTTCCGTTCCTGTTCGACGACTTTGACAAGGTCTACAACCTTCAGCCTTCTGTGGCGTACGACATCACGTACACCTGGGGCTATGACGAGGTGCCGATGGACATCAAGGGCGTCGTTATTGAGGCGGTTCGAGCTTCGATCAACAACCCGAACAACTCGCTTTCCTTCCGCGTAGGCGATGTTACGGAGACGTACCTTTCTGGCCAGGGAGCCAACAACCAATCCCCGATTGTGGTGCTGTCCGCTGCAGTCCTGGACAATTACTCTGACCTGTCTATTACGCTCACCCTGGGTTCGATTCTCCCGCAGCCTCCGAACGCCTGGAACTGCTGATGGCGCGCCCGCTCGGCAAAGAGAAGATCACGGTCATCCGCGCAGAGCTGGTTCCTGTCTCCCGGGACGGAGACCTTGAGCGCGACTGGGATAACGCTACCCGAACAACGATCTCAGGGTGCAACGTCCAGCCATTCATCCTGTCGGAGAAGTTCCTCTCCGAGGACATGAAGGACCGAGAGTTCCTGCGATATTCGCTTCGCGTCTGGGGACCAGCCGGCATGGATGTCGTGTACACAGACCGCGCCGAATGGCGAGGCAAGGAGTACGAGGTCCTTGGATTGAATCAGACCTGGTCCCACATCATGGGGCCTGACCATCACACATCGTTCGTACTGCTAGAGAGGGTCGGATGAACGAATTCACCGTTGCCCTACATGGCGACTCTGAAGCCGCTTGCGTTGACATTCTCAAGCTGTATGCGCCACTGACCACCGGCTTTCCTGCCGTAACTATCGCGACCAGTCTACGAGGCTACACCAAAGACAAGCAGTGGGTATTCATTGCTCGTAAGGGTGGAAACAGCAACCCCTGGATGGCGGTTGACAAGCCCCGTATCGATTTCAACATTTATGCTGCAACCCGGGCGGATGCACATGATATTGCTCAGCTAGTCCTCACGGGCATGCTGAGCGCCCAGACTAACTATGTTGGTAAGGGCGTACGTTTGCAGTACGTCCGGGTGGAGACAGGTATCTCCCGAGCCCCGGATTTAGACAATGACTCTGACAGGTATGTGCTGTCGCTTCGGCTCACAGTAACTCCTGAGTAGGAAAGGAATCCTTTTTATGGCTCTTACCTCTGGCGAAGTCCGCCTGGCTCCGTTCGGTCACGTTTACGTGGCGCCGGTCGGCTCGGTTATTCCGGCCACTACCGCGATCCCGTTTGGCGCCTCTTGGCGCGAGCTGGGCTACGTCTCCGAGGATGGCGTGTCCTTCACGCCTTCGGTCGACATCAACGACATCAATGCTTGGCAGTCTAAGGTTCCGGTGAAGCGTTCGCTGACCGGTATCGACTTTGACGTCAAGTTCACGCTGCTGCAGACGACTCAGCTGGCTTCCAGCCTGTTCTTCTTCGGCGAGGACTGGGTTGTTGCAGGCGGGCAGGCCTCCATGAGCGTGTCCAGCGCCCCGACGCTTGATGAGCGTGCGCTGGCCGTTGAGTACACCGATGACCTCGGTAACCTCAACCGGATCATCCTCCCCCGTTCACTCGTTACCGACCAGGACGACTTGACGCTCAACCGCTCTGACGCGGTTCAGTGGGGCGTCACCCTGAAGGCTCTGGACTACAACGGCGTTGTCGTGCAGATCCAGTCGAACAACCCGACGCTGCTCTTCAGCTGATACAGATAGGATTTGGGATGGCTCTTTTCGATGCACTGAGGGAGCCATCCCTCTCCTTCGTTTCTGGGGATCA